GAGTAGATACAACTGCAACCCAACGCTTAGTCGATGGATTACCACCGTCGCTCATCATATCTTTTATATATGATAATAGTCCAGTCATTTATTCCACCGGGTTTTGAATTAATAGTAAACTATATTCGCAGGTTGCCGCAGTGCCAGAGTTTGATGAAATCATCGTAACATCTAAATCGGTCTTTTCAGGTAGAGGAAGTGGAACAGCAAATGTATAATCAAAGGTTGACTGATATAATAAGAATGTCATTGCATGTTGAAACGACGAACCATATGGACGATACTTGAAGTATCCTTTGCCGTCATTACCCTTACCGATATTCGCAGTACCTTGCAACATGTATCCAGTATATCCAGCAGGGATTGTATATTGTGCGCCCTGCGCAATACCTGTTTGCGGTGCAATATGACCCACGCAGGTTCCATTTCTGTTAGCATGGATTTCACCAACATTTGTATTCGATGTTTCACTGTAATGTAGGTAATTCAAACGAGCATAAGAAAGAGAGGTGACAACAGGAGTTGTGCCGTTAAGAGTTATGGTTTCAGTTTGTGATGCAAATGTAGATGCATTCAATCCCTGAATAAGAATTGTTCCTGTATCACTGGTAGAGGAACTAACAAGACTTAACGTTCCTGGTGTCGACCATGCCGACCAAGGATATATTTCAGAGTGCGACCAGAAACTTTCTTCTGTGCCATTGGCAAACGCTGCGTTGTATCCTGCCTTGAACACCCCTGACATACCAGGAACAAGACCACGAGCAACATTCAATCCGAAGGTGCTATTTTCAGATACCGCGGCGCCACCTGCAAGCGTTACTGGAAAAGGATTGGTTTCTTCAACAATAGAACCATCTTTCAGGCCAATAGCCATGGTCTCCAGACGATGTGGAGATTCCATTTCTTGATCATCTACTTTCCATTGTGCCATATTAGACTCCTAAAAACGTTTTGAAGGACATTGCTTCATGGAGCCCCATACCACGGCGAACATCTTTATAGAGTTCGTGTTTATGCTTAGTTGACATGGCACTTGGTGCCATCTTATGGAATTCTTTTTCGTTACCAGCGACTGCATGTTGGCGCATCTTTGTGCCGGAAGCACCTGCTACACCAGTGTCCTCATCCGAACGTTCTTTACCTACCGTATGAATGGTAATCTTCTTAAACTTGTAATAGCCGTGACGGCCTTCTTTACCATTATACTTGTGTGTGAGTGCATGGAATTCGTGTGCGCGGTCTGAACCAACATGTAAGTGTAAGTGAGTAACACCTTCGCTATGAAGTCTTGACAGTTGATGTAAAAGGGTTGGATGTTCTTTGTCTAGTAGACGAACATTCGCACCTGGAAATGCCCTCTTAGCATGTTTCAACTTCTGTTCCGGTGACAAAGGATTCTTCTTAGCATCATGGGTGCCAGTAAGAACAATCGTATGCCCATGTGTACCAGCAGCCCTACGAACCTGATTAACAACGGCTTCATGTCCAACTGTAATCGGATTCATTCTACCTTGTGTGATATGATGATGAACGTCAGCCATTATTTACCCTTGCTTGCTCTTAGAATTGCACTACGTTCTCTATTAGCTTTCGAGAAGCCTTCACGGTCAACAACTTTAAGACCATGTGCGACATAGCCTTCGCCGCCAGCGGCTGCACCATTAATATGTGTCGAGAACCCACCCCCACCAGCACGGTCTAATCCTCTAGCAAGATGATTTGTTGCCTGTTGTAGATGGTGGTGAATTTGAAATGATCTTTCGAATTGTTTTTTGTTGGCATCTACCTGATATAGATGAGTATTCATAGTAGCAGTCTTGCGCTCTTTAGCGGCTGGAGTCTTGACGGCATCTATTAGTTTCTGGTGTGCCGCCTGTAAATGCTTTCTGTATCCTTCAACAGAAGGTTTTTCACCACTCGTGACTGTTCTATTGATGTAAGTTCTTAGATGTATTTCATGACCAGATAGATGGTCATATGTATGACCCTTCATTAATTTCTCGGCGGCATCTAAATGCTCCGTGGCTTTTGACCTAACAGCGGCAGGAAGTTTGCGCTCTTCATCTGATACCAGATGTTGTACCATATGAACATCAGGATGTGATTGAAAGTGCGACATGTCCGTGATAGGATGTGCAGTTCTTTCTGGACCCTTTAGCTCCGTATGAATAGTGGCACTGACCTTAGACCTCTTCAACTTCTTCGCTTCTTCACTACCCGCAGTTGCACGATATTCAATTGTGTTAGGAGTGTGTGAGATATGCGAGGAGTATTCCGATCTTCCAGAAGGTTCACTCATATATCCACCCTGATATTCACCGGACTTTTTAGGAAGAACTTTACCCAGATGGGCATGAAGTGCCTTTAGAGGACCAACAAGATATGGTTTATGGCCGTGCTGCTTTTCAATATCTGAGGCAGAATAGTTATAGTGAGAACCTGCACCCTTATACTTTACACCGATCTTACCGTCCGCTGTTCGAATAGCATGAAAGGACATTCTATCATCAATCTTACGAGTGATAGGAGTTTTCCCATGCGCAACACCACGCAGAGTTTCCAATGCGTGGTGTGCAGCGTCTTGACTATCAAATGATCTATCAGAGGGATGCTCAATATGAGCAATACCACCGGTGTGTGTTGCCTCTGTAATGAATTGTGTAAGTGATAACATAAGGGTCCATCTCTATAGTGTACCCTATATTTATAATATTAGGGCAGTATGGTTTGCATTTCTTCTGTAACATCAATCATAGTAAGATCAATAGGAGGAAAGTCAATAGCGCCGTTTAAATTTATTTGAAACATTTCTGAATTGGTAGGAGCATCGGCAAAATATACTTCGAAGCCAGCAACAGTTTCTCTAACTGAGTTATCGCCGCCCTCGAACATATGAGCTACCTTATCAAGTTCTTCATTTATCATTTCAAAAGTAGGGTCACCAGTAAAATACTTGACGATATATTCTTTTGCACCAACAGTCTTCCATAATGGAAGGTCGGCGCTTCCTACATTTGCCCAAACAAATGAGGATACTACAAGTTTCAGATTCAATTCGTCCATATTATTTCCTAAAAACTGGTGCGCCGTGCAGGACTCGAACCTGCTGCCTCAAGATTAGAAGTCTCGCGCTCTATCCAGATGAGCTAACGGCGCATAACTATTGTATACTACATTTATAAGAGTTTGTCAACTCAAAAATCAAATTTAGAAAAATCTCTACGCTTTCCAATAGTAGTATTTTCAAACACAGGAACATCATCTTGACCTGAGTCCGTAATACCAGCCTGGGCAGAGTCTTCTAAATCATAGAGTTTCATCTTACCGCGGTCAATACCTACCATGAAACGCTTGTTCATTGCAGGGTCATTGTATCGGTTCTTCAACTGCTTCACCATCAACTGACCCATTTTGTCAAGTTCTTCTGTTGCGATAAGAGCAAACATCAAGTCAGCCGTTGCTGGCAGACCGAATGATTCTGAGGTGTCAGTCAGTTCAACGTCCGAGTTGGCATAACCACTACGGGTTGTCTGAGTGGCGGAGACGATAGGCAAATCAAACTCTACTGCCAGACCACGAAGTTCTTCTGCGATACCCTTAATGACAGTGTAGGAGTTGGCACCAGAGGATGCTTTGTATCGACTAGAGGCACAGATGTTTAGGTAGTCAATGAAGATAACATCTGGCTTGAAGTTTCGCTTTAACTGGAGTTCGTTCAATAGTGCCTTGAAATGTCCGACGTGGGCAGATGCAGTTGGATATTCTTTGACAATCAAACGACCTTCTGTCTTTGAGCGAATCTTGGCAATGCGTTGGTCAAACATGGACTTCGAAAGGTCTTTGAGTTCTTGGATGTTGACGTTCATCAAATTGGCATCGATACGTTCTGCGATACGTTCTTCGGCCATTTCAAGAGTAATATAGAGAACGTTCTTGTTCTGACCCAAAGCACCGGCTGCCATGTGGCACATGAACAGCGACTTACCAACACCAGTACCAGCAAGAGCAATATTCAATGTCTTATTTGGCAGACCACCATTGGTAATCTTGTTGAACATCTCAAGGTCAAACGGTAGCTTGGTTTCTGACCGATGATAGAAGTCAAAACGATTGTCGGCGTTATCGATATAGTCATGACCCACGTTGTTATCAAAGCCAACTGATAGCGCATCTTGAAGAATAGAAGGGATGCCGTCTTGCGAATGCACCTTGTCTTCCCCATCGATAATCTGAATAGATTGCATGATGGCGTTATACACGGCTCGGTCTTTACAGAACTTTTCAGTCTGGTCTAGAAGCCACTTCTCATTGGCATCTACTTCATCATCAAGTGCAGTTAGAGTTTCAGTAACATGTTGATACTCTTTTTCATTCACCTTACGGTCATTCTGTAGAGCAATGTTGATAGCATCAATTGTCGGAAGAGAATTATATTTGGCTACAAACTCATTGATATACCGATAGATTAACTTCTCGGCATTGTCAGTAAAATATTCATCTTTAATGAATGGGATTACCTTACGCAGGTAATCCTCATCCGAAATCAACTTACTCAGGATAATCGTTTCAATTTTCTTCGACAACTGCGGAGTCCTCTAGTTCATAATATGCTTCGTATTCATAAGCGATTTTCATACAGCAATCTTCGCATACCCACTGTTCGAAAACAATGCCATGCTCTTCACCGTGTAGGCAGATTGCGGCATCTTTCTTAGGATTGATGCCGCAACCGCAATGCTCACAGGTTTTCGTATTCCTCTGAAATATCTTCGTCAGAAATGTCCACATTTTCACCCTCCATCATTTGCCCACCTGCCATGCGGTATCTCTTTTCAATCCATTCACCAAAGGTAGGATCTGTCAATACAGGCATCCAGAATTCCTTGTTGTATGTATCAGCAAGACGATACTTCTTCTCATCGGTTGCAATCTGATACCAACCATTCGATGGCTTAATAACGTGACCGGATTCTAGTGCAATGTCTAGCAGACCAGACCACTTACTGATACCACCTTCGAAGGTAACTTCGATAGGAATCTTGGACTTCTCACGAACGTAGCGAGACTTTTCAACGTTGATGATAAAGTTATAACCAACAATCTCGGTACCCTGCTTCTCTTGCTGGCGACCAATGATAAAGATATTGTCGGCAGAGTAGTAGATGCCAGTGCCACCAGAGACGATTGCCTTGGGGAACATACCGATTTCCATGTAAGTATGATTGACAACTACCATCGGGAGATCCTTGATGGTAAGATGTGGTGTAATCATACGGAACAGAGACTTCATCTGCTTGGCGCGAGTCATATCTGCAACCGACTTACCATCTAGGGCATCATCAACTTCTTTCTTAGAAGCAAGGTTGCCAACAGAGTCAACAATGATCATGACGTTATCTTTACGTTCAATCTCATTAATCTGTTTCATAACATCATGCTTCAACTGTTCAATGTCGGTGATAGGTGTATGGATAACCTTACCCGTATCGATGCCAAAGTTTTCAAAGTATGACTGTGGTGCACCAAACTCGGAGTCATAGAACAGAATGATGCCATCGGGATACTTTGTCTGAAAACTCTTAGCCAGCATCATGGCAAAGGCAGTCTTGAAGTGCTTCGATGGCCCCGCAAAGACAGTCAACCCGGGAGTCAGACCACCGTCTAACTTACCTGACAGTGCCACGTTTAAGGCAGGCACTGAGGTCTGGATAAGATCCTTAGTGCTAAAGAGTTTGCTTTCTGATAGCACATTTGTTTCTTTAATGGTGCTGTTCTTCTTCAATTTATCTAGTAGCGCATTCATGCGAATAAGTCCTCCAATGTTGCTTTAGGTTCGGTCGACCAGCCTAAGCCGTCAACAATCATATTAAGTGGGTCAAGAAATGCTTTCTGGAACATCATCTTATAATCTATATACTTGTGAATGTCAAGTTCTTTTGGCATAGTTCCAAGAAAAGCGATACAATTTTCACGAATTGTATTTGGCTCTTTAAGATAAAGAAATTTAATCTTCTCACCTTCTTGAATAAGTTCATACTTCTTATCAAGTTTCTGCTTGGCGATTAGATGGTTATACATCAGGGCGCCACGAACATGCATCGGTGTACCTTTGGCATAAATGTCCGATGTTGATGTATACTTCTGTAGGCCATTTACACCACGAGGGAACGCAATCTCTTCTGGTGAAAGTCTGTTGAAGTTCTCGCGGGTAACTTCAATGAACTTCTGTAGTGTCTCTTCATCTGTAGTCAGGCAGAGTCTGACGGCTTCTTTGAGACTCGTGCGAACGGGCGCGGGCGTCGATGACCTAACGATTTCGAGACCCATGACCTTGAGCTTCGGATCTTTGTAACGGACGCCTTCGTTGTCATAGACATTAAGTGCATACCGTTTCTTTGCAACCCAGATGCCACGTTCCGCGATTGCTTCACGCTTGAAGATAATTTTCTTCTGAAATGCATTCGTGTAGTTCGCAAGTCGATCACAACTCTTGTTGATTGCCTCTGTGATTTTCTCTTCGCAGATTTTATCGAGAATATCAATGAGCTTATCGCGGTCCACATTAGGATAAAACTTACGAACAAGAGGGTCCAAGGAAATGTAACAAGAATCAGTATCAGAGTAGAAAGAGTAGTCATGGTTCTCGGTACCTACAACCTTATTAAGGTATTCATTTAGAGCATTGCCAACCTCTTGAATGATAAACTGGCCAGTCATGGTGATACCCTCTGCTACGCGGGCATCATAGTAACGGAAGTATTCATTACCCATGGCACCAAAGAGAGAGTTCAACTGAATCTTTCTTGCCATCTGGAAGTTATTATATTTAGAAATATCGTTTCTTAGCTTTTCATTCTTGGTGCTCTCGTATTCCTTCTGAGCCGCAATCATCAACTTCTTGTAGCGTTGACGGTCATCAAAGAACTTTTCAACAATCTCAGGAAAGATACCCTGCTTAGTGCGAGTATAACAATAACCATTCGCAGTCATACAATAGTCTTGGTCCTGAAGACTAGACAAATCATGTTGACGATTTAGAAGACCCTTTACAGTAGTATCGTATACAGTACCATTCACCAATGTTTCGGGCGATTGGTTATACTGCATAATGATGGAAGGATATAGCGAAGTTGCGTCAAACGAAACAACCCAGTCATACTTACCTGGCTTAGGTTCTTTGACGAATGCACCCTCGATGCCGCGGCCCTGTTGGTCACGCTTCTGTGGAATGTGAATGTTCTTGGCATACAAGTGATTGTAGATAATACAATCCCAAGTTCGAACCTGTGAGAAAACGTCATTGTAATTACACTTGGCGTCATATGCCATAGTGAGAATAAGTTCAATCAACTTTAACTTACGTTCAAGTTCGTCCACAATTTCAACGTCAACAACGTTGTATTCAACGAACCGCTGCCAATCTTTGGTATAAAACTCACGGAAACTTTCATACGGATTTTCCAGCTTGTTCTTACCAAGTTCTACGGAAGCAATGTGGTCTAGCTTATAGGACTCTTGGTTAGAATATGTGAACTTCTTAAAGAGGTCTAAGTAATCTAGAACAGCAATACCCTTCATTTCATAGGTGAACATCTCGCGACCCATGACGTTCATGTTCTTGCGCTGCACAAGACCCCAAGGAGAAAACTTCTTCTTAGTGGCATTTTCATCATTGAACAGTCGCTCTACACGGGCAATCAGATATGCAATATCGAACAGTTCAACGTTCCAACCAGTAATGATATCTGGATGATTATCAGAATGGAAACGGACATAGGTTTCTAATAGGTCACGTTCATTGTCACACTTGACATACAGAAACTTATTACCACTAGCTCGAAGGTTATTGATAATTTCAGAGTTCTTATCATCAAAGTCTCCGCAACCATAGGTAATAATTTGACGGGAAACTAGGTCCTTGACCGTGATGAGGAGAATCTCTTCGATGGGATTATTGATATCAGGAAAACCAAACTCGGTTTTCGTTTCGATATCTACAGTCTGTATCTTTAG